CACTCATGCGTCCGATCTCCGGCAGATCAGATACGGAAGATCCACGCGGTTAAACTGCTGTTCGACTCGCTCCACACGATAGGCCAGGCCATCGGAATCGGTGATTGTGTCACCCACTCCAACGTCCAGCAGTTCCTGCAGAATCAGGTAGAACTCACCAACGATCCCACGTCGCCGGCCTGCCTGGCTGGTCTCGATTTCCGCCGATGACGTGAACCATTGGCAGCGGATGCCGCTGGTTTGCGTATCCACCACCTGACGCTCTGCCATGCTCTGCGTTTGTGCCGTCTTGCGTTTGCGTAGCGTGACGGTGTCGGTCAATTGCAGGTGGCAATAGGATCTCTGAATTGCAGTCTCTGCCGGGTCTGTGTACATGACTCGCCAGACCGTCGTAACGGCCCCACGCTTCACGCTGAACAGATCCCCGACAGATACCCGCGTCGTCTCAATTGGCGTCCATACATGCGCCCTGCGAATCGTCTGCCGGTCTGGCTGCTCAATCAATCTGACGCACCGCGTCAGGCTTCCGCCGCTTGCCTTTGTCCAGGTCGCGGTTTCGCCCAATTCATCGGTGTTCAAGATTGCTGCACAGTCCAGTGCAAACTGTTCGCGAAGGCTCATTTGCTGGCCCTCTGTGTCTGCTCGGGGATTTCCTCAACGGATACCTTCGTCAGATACTTCCGGACCACCAATTCATTCACCTGATTTTCAAGACCAACACGCAACGCCTGTGGAGTCTGCAGGTCAATTTTGACAGGCTCATCGCCCACCTCAATTTTGCCTGCAGACGGATTCCCAGGACGTTTCGGCCCGACTCGAAAACCGAAGGTCTTGCCGCTTGCGACTGGTCCTTTGGTGACTGTGATGCTTTTCAGTGCCATTCGATCAACTCCGCAAATCCGCCGCCAAAAAATGCCTGCCCGCTGTGGCGGACAGCGAACAGGCCACCGCATCCCGTCGGATGCGGTGTTGCTCGATCAGACCGCCATCAGGTGAACGTGGTCAACACAGCGTTCCACCATGCACCGTAACCGATGTTGTACCTCGCGTAGGTGCCCATCTGCAGCTGCTTCATGTTCATGTCCTCCGCTCCCTGAACGTTAGCCGTCAGGGATTCGCGGGGCTGGAAAATGAAGGGTCGCAATGGCACGTCAACACGCAACAGATACCACTTCGCTGCGTTGCTCAGATGCGTGCTCATGGCAACGGTTGGCGTGTCCAGAACGATGTTGGTCCCGCCATTGTTGTTGAGGATCTGGTTGAATGCCTTCTTGGCAATCGTTTCCAGTGCTCGCGGGACAAGCGCGACAAACTGCATCCCGGAATTCAATCCGGTAATCACGTCCTCATGCAACGGTTCGCCGTTGTCGTCCTTGAATCCCATCATCGCGCTTCGGGCTGCTTCGTAGCTGCCCAGAAATTCGTCGATGGTTGGCGTGGTGCCGGTTGCCGCCGCGTAGGTCAAATCGTTGTCCTGACTGCCGCTGTTGCCCCAACTGTGGTCAGTGTCAAAAAAGAACTGACCATCAAAACAGGCGGTGCTTTCGCCGTTCACGATCGCACTCATCAGCAGCTTGTCGGGATGTCGTGCGGCTCGCTGTGCCAGTGTGGTCAACGCGCCGTCGTACAGTCCCAAACGGTCGTCCGCAACGTCCTTCTTCTCGATTTCCAGCGAACCTTCCCACTCTTTGTTGGTGAGTGTGTAGGTCGCTCCGCGCAGCTTGTTGTACACGCGGTCGCCGAGGTACTCGCGGATGGACGGCATGGCGCCGAGAATGCCATACTGTTCGTCTGCACCATCGGACGGCGTCACGGTACAAATTGACGGATAGAAGGTCTGCACGGCAGACGCTTCACGGTTGAACTTCGCGGTGAGTGCTCGGCTTGCCGCGATTGCCTTGGCAGTATCAAGTGCCATTGTGAAAACTCCTCAAACAGAAATGAAATGCGGTCAAACCAAACAATCAGGAACCACGGGACTCCAGATCCAACACGCGCACCTGCAAATTCTTGATGACAGACAGCACGGTATTCGCTTCGTCCTGCGTGCTGAATCCATACGGGCTGCTGTTGGTCGTGTTGGCGATTGCGTAGTCCGGTGTGCCAGGTGCGGTGTGCGTAATGGTTGTCAGTGCTGCCACTGGCAACGCCCCGGTGCCCACCGCGTCGATGTCAACACGAATCTTCGTGCTGCTGATGTACTCAGTCACCATGCCAATCGGCACGGATGCGGTGCTGATGCTGACGCCAACCGTGTAATTGTCCTCAGCGTAGACTTTGCTGCCTACGTCTGCCTGCGCGAACCCGGTACCCTGCAGCGTGAATTCGCCTTCCGGCCAAACCTCAACAGTGAGATCGCCGGCACTTCCACTGCTGTTGTCTGCCTGCTCAACGGCAACGCCGACAAATCCATTCACACCGGTTGCTGTCACGTCTGTGGCGTAGCCTGCAGCCGTCAGAAACACCAACGTGCCTTCGTAAATCTTCACTGACGCTGCCACTGGGTAGCTACGTCGCCCTTCTCGCTTCTCGATCACCTGATTTGCCGTGACGGCCATTGCTCTGCCCTTTCAAACTGAGACCAACTCAAACCACGCCTGACCGTCAGGCTTTGTTTGCGTGCTTCACGTACTCTTCTTCCGTCATGCCGAACGTCATGCCGCGTTTTTGCAGGTCTGCAAACTCGGCTCGCAGTCCGGAATGCGGGTCGCTTTCCTGCGGTGTGACGGATGCCGCCAACACGGGATTTCGTGCAACCACCAACGCACTCAATGCGGCTTGCGTCTGCTCCACGCTGAATCCAGCATCCACAAACGCATTGAACTTGTCGCCGGCTCCAGCCAGATCGCACAACGCCCGGATCTGTTTGCACCGCAGCCGCTCGACCTGTGCCAGATCCGCCGTTGCTGTCTCCACCACTTCCGGCTGCACCTCAACTGCCGACAGATCCGCAGCAGGCTGAACTGGTGCCGGTGTCTCCGAATTCACAACTTCCGCCGCCTGCGTTTCCGTGGCCATCGGTGCTCCTTTCGAGCTAAAATAGCGGTCCAAAAATCCTGCAATGCGTGCCCGGACCACGTCAGGCGTCGCATCGGTGAAATACGTGTCCAGCAGTGCGGTTGCCTGTGCTGGTAGGTTCCTCAGGTCCGCATCTGCCAAACTGAAAAGCCCGGTTCGCGTTGCGGCTGGCGTGTCCACCACGTCCGCCGCTCGTAATCTTGTGAATCGCATAGGCCAGCGTGCTGCCTTGCGGTCTGCCGGTGCCATGTCTGGCAATGTGTCCTGCCACTGCTGCAAATTTGCTTCGTCCAGTGCCGTCGCGATGCTCACGCCGAAGGCTTCGGGATCTTGTTCGGCCATGTCCAGAACATACGTTCCCAGATCGCCCTGCGGACTCGTGAATGCCGCGTCTGCAATGTGCAGATCCGCTCGCACGGTGCCGCCGTCCAATCGGAAATTCGCCCACCTGCCCAGATACGAACCCATGCCGTCATTGGACATATTTGGATGCGTGAATCGCGCTTTGATCCCGCCGCGGGATGACTGCCCGAAGTCCACCACCTGCTGCAATGTCTGCATGTCGGCTGTCCACGGTCGCGCATCACCTTCATTCAGGCTTCCGGCCTGCATGATGGATGCGCCATAGATGACGTTGCCCTGACGGTCAACACGCTGTGGCGCCGTGCGTGATGCGTCCGTCCGGAACATGCCTGCAGCTGGTGCGGTGTCAATTTGTGGCATTGGCTTCGTCCCTCGCTCGCATTTGTTTCTGCACCTTGCCGGCCCATGCCTGCCCAGGATCTCCGCCCCACAGTGCCCACGCAATCCGACCGTTTGACGGATAGCCCGGTTCACCTGGGCTGAATCCCTCGCCCTGCTTATCAACCTCGTGACGTGCAAAGAACGAAACCATGCGGTTGATCGTGCTCGGGCTGACCGCCTTGCCGTTGCTCAAGTCGCGTGCTCTGGCAACGCCAACGGCAGTGCCACCGCGCTTGTACTCGCGTCGCCATTCCAGACCTTGGCGTGCTTCATCTCTGACGCCTTGGGGCGGTCTGAAGTCGATGCCCGCGTATTTCTTCGGGACTGCCAGCAGTGCGCCCCCACCGTCTGCGTAACTCATGGCTGGCGCGTTGCCGTCGGCATTGTCGGTGTTGTCTTGGGTGTCTGGTGCATTGTCGAGTCCCAACGATGCCCGATAGGCTGCCACGCGGGCTTCCATATCGGCCTTCACCAACTGCTCACGCTCGATCTGTTGCAGCGTCTCGTCAAAGTCTCGACCACGTGCCGCAAGTGATTCGGTTTGCGTGGTCAGTCCTGCAGAGATTGCAGCAACGTCCGCCTTGACCTCTTTTTCCGGGTCAACCCACGGCCAGCCTGGCGGAATCCATTGGTGCTGCAAAAAATGGTCGCGGTTTTCCTCGTAGGTGATCGCGTCAACAGGCAACAGGCCCTGCATGACAGCCCGGTCAATGAATCGCGCCCAGACCTTGCGCAACACCTGTTCAATCAGACAATACTGCCAGTTCTTGAACGTGATCCGGCCATCAATCAATGCCAACCGTCCGCCGCTGAAATTGTTGGTGAATTGCTTCGCCAGCAGCTCATACGGATACCGCAGCGCGGCAGCCACCCCGTGCAATGCCCATTCGACATACGGCCCGAGTGTCGTGCCTGGTCGTGCTGGGTCGCTGAACTGGACGCCTTCACCGTCGGCCAGATATTGAATGGTGCCTGGTGCCAAATCCTCAAGACTGCTGCGCCCGGCCAGGCGGCCAGACTGTGCCATCGTTGTAGGATCTGTGACACCCGTGATGAATGCCCCGTAACATGCCGCAACCTGCTCTGCCACAAGGTGGGCGTGAACGAAGTCCTTCAGGTCCTTCAGCTTGCCCATTGCAGGGGACAGCCACGGGACGCCTCGCAATTGCCCAGGCGTCAGTTCTTCGTAGCAGTGCAGCAGATCCACCAGGCTGACTTCGTCCTCTTTCACGTCAACCTGCCATGAATCGTATGGCAGGCTGCGACGAACAAACGCCGCAATCGGCTTGTTGTTGTTGTCCAGTCTCAAACCCAGTCGCCGGCGTTCGTTCGCCTGCAGTCGGCTGTACGTGATCACGGGAATGCGTGACGGGCTGATGACCTGCACAGTCAACGTCACCGGCTTTTCCGGGTTCGCATCGTCTGCCATGTGCAGCCACGATTCGCCGTAGATTGCGTTGCATCGCTCCAGCATTCGCTGCTTAGCGAAGAACTGCTCGGCTTCTGCCCACTTGGCAAAATACCATTCCGACATCACGCGGAATTCCTCCGCCTGTCGTGGTGTCAAAATTCCACGCTCAGCCTGGACGCGGCATTGTGGACGGATGCCGGTCCCAATCACGTTGTCCACGCGTCCGTTGATTGCAGACGCCGCGAACACGTCGTTCCGGTACAGATCGTTGGCGCGGTCAATCAGCTTTTCCAGCTCGTCCTGCAGCTGGTCGTTGCTGGTGTTTTTCGGGACAATCCAGTTTTCACCGCGCAACCGATCGTTGCCAGCCGCTTCGTAGGCTGCGAAATTGTCAGCAGCCCGTGCCGCCATCATCATCCGCAATTCGTGATCAACACGCGCTTTCACGCGGCCTGCAGCCCAGCGCGGGGAGACTCGCTGAATGACGGAATCCAGTCGCGTGTACTGTGCAGCGGATTTAACGCGGTCTGCATAACTTGGTGTTTGGCTCATTGGCTGAACCTCACCAGATTACGGGCACCATGAATGCCGCCGCTCGCCTGGCGTCGCAGATCGGCGATGCGTGCGTCCAGTTCCGCCAACCATTCGGAAGTCGGCTCTTTCTGGACCATCTGCCCGTCCAGCGTGTACGCAACCACTGGCGCACCGCCCAGCAGGGCGGATTCCACTTTGTCGCGGATGCCTTCGTAGAGTGCTAATCGTTCGGTTGCGGATCGTGCCATGCTCGCACAATCGCAGACGCTCCCGCCGTTGTCCTCCGTAGTTTACCAGACCTCTGGTATTAACTGCCCGAAATCACCGTTTTGAACCGATTGCCACACGAACAGGCCCGGTGTTGAATCCGCACGCCGTCCGTCTCGTGGCTGCAGTAGGCAGTTGCAAATTTGCCGCATGACGGACACATGCCGAACCCCGGAACAGCGTGCCGCGGTGTGTATTCTCGCCGTTCTGTGTACGCGGGGCTTTTTGGCGGTTTCATCGCAGATTCCTTACGAATTTCTGTGCTTTTTTACCCGAAATCACGCCTTTTGCAGCTTGAATTTCCGCCTGCCGCTGCCTTTGAGATTCTACCGTGTCGCTGTCGTAACGCAAAATTGACAGCCCGACAAACGACAAATACGCCGCGTCCAGCAGGTGGTTGCGCGTGAATGTCTGTTGCCACTTCGTCACGCTGCCTTTCCCTACCTCAAACGCTGTGACCTCGCGTTCTGCGGTCAACTGTTTGGCCAATTCAATCCGGTGCTCTGGCTGATCAGTCGCCGGCAGCAACAATGCCTGCGGAGATTCAACGGGAACGCTCAACGCCTGGTGTACTCGCCGCTTCCACAGGTCCGCGTTGTTCTGGTACTCCCTGTATCTTCCGGAAGATCCAGTGAACAGCACGTCATGCCAGCCCTCGCCGAGTTTCACGGTGATCTTTGAGCGGTCCCGTGGTGCGTTGTAAACCTGCCCGAGGTGCTGCTTGAAGCCGAAACCCTTGCTGGTGTTCCACAGCGAATGCCGCGCGGCTTCCTCGCGGATGATGTCGGTTTCCCAGCCCGCGTCGATCAGAACGATGTCCGCCGACCGATTGCCGCTGTCCGATTGCCAGCCAACGTCAAACTTTTCCTGGAGCAGCCGGATAGCCTGCCGCAGTGCTGTTTTCAAATCCGCCAGATCTCGCTGCACTGGCTCGAAACCGTAATCAATACAGATCGGCTGTCCGTCCCGCTGCTCCGCCGTGACGAACCAATCCAGCTGTGCCGCTCGCACGTCCACGCCTGCAGCAATGCGAACAGTCTCCGGCGGGATCTGTCCACGCCGGTAATCGCTCTGGCGGTGCATAATGACGCGGAAGTCCAGCGGTTCAACGGCCTGCTCTTTCGGTTGTGCCGGCAGTGCCCACGTCCACTGCAGCAACTCCCGCTCGCTGTTGTCAGCGTCGATTTCTCGCTTTCCTCGCCATTCATCGGCCCCGACAATAGCCGCAGTCACAAACGTATTTGTGGCTGCAGAGTATCTGAACCCCATCGTTTTTGTTGCCGGTATGTCGCCGGTGACAATGCCCGCAGAATCAATGTGCTGCCCACGGTGCCGGAGTTTCGCACGCTGCAGCATCTCCCGCCGCTTGCTGTCGTCAAACAGCCACCCGCATGACGGACAGGCCCATCGGCTGTTGGCCTCCGCCTCTGCCTCTGACTGTGCCTCCTGCCATCCGTGAAGGTGCTCACGACTCGGACACACGTAATCACCGCAGGAATCGCAGGGGAACACCACCTCGCCAGCGGTGCCGTTCTGGTACTCCTGCCAGATCCGGCCATCCTCGACGGTCACGGTTGATTCCAGATAAATCCGCGCCTGCCCGCTCGCTCGGTATGCTCGAACGCGGCCCTCCATCTGCTTTAGTTTTGTCGCTTCGTCAGACTTCCCGCCGACTTCGTCCAGATGCGAAACCTCAGTCACCACCAGCACAGGCCCGGTAAATCCGGCTCGTTTTTCATCACCGCCGCCAGCCGTGATGAACTTCAGGTTGGCCCCGTTCGTGAACTGGATCAGCTCCGGAGTGCTGCCACGACTGCCGGCTCCCCTCCGTGGCAGGAATCGTGCGTATTGGCTGGCCTCAATTGCCGGCTTGATGTCCAGCTGCCATTTATCGTTTGCCATCTCCATCGACGGCAGCCCGAACAGAACTGTCTGCTGCCTTTCGAACAGATGATACAGAATCGGCACCACGACGAACGCCAGCGTCTTGCCGGACTGCTGCGGACCAGTGCACGCAAACCGGAAAAAATTGCCAGCGTCCACGGCGTCGAAGAACAGCCCATGCGCCGGCTGCCTGTTGCACCGAAATCGCTGTCCTTGAAACGGCCCGTCAGGTAGGACGATTTCCGATTCAGCGAACTGGCGAAGGCTCCGAAATGGGCGGATGATTACGTGCCGGCGAAAGATCTCAGCTAACGCCCGCCGGCTCGTTTTCGCGTATTCCGTCCACGGTATCGAATTCGGCGGTGTCTGCATGTGCATATGCGTTGTCCAATCCCCGCAGGACTTCGGCGTTCGCCTCCTCCAGCATTTCCCACACGTCGTTGTTGCCCATCCGCTTCACGTGCTCGGCCAGTCGCCTGTACGGTCCCAAAATCGCCTGAACAGCCTCCTCAAAATCATTCAGCCTGACAATCTGCTGCCGCTG